GCGTCGTTATCGCCCATCCAGTCCTCAATGGTTTTGAAGCCTTCGCCGTTCTTGCGGGCCTTAACCTCGGCTTGCAGCGGGTCCAGTCGGGTTTTGATGTAAATATCAATGTCGTGCGACTTACCCGCGCCGAACTGACCAAGTCGGGCGTCCACGCGGTTCGCTCGTAAACCAGCCTCTAAATGCTGAGATACCAAGCCACGCTCTACGCGGTCGCCTTTTTGCTTGCTGGCGTTAGGCATTACGATTGATCCCGTTGGCTTTGGTAAGCGATGACGGGAATGTCTTGCTCAACATACTGTGGGATCATGTTAGGCGGCGGTAACGTCTCTCGGTAGAGCAACATCAACCGGATATCGTTAGCAATACGAGCAGTTAGATTGAACCATTCACCAGAGGTTCGCTCTCTAGAGTAGCGGCGATGCAAGGCGCGCTCTAACTCAACGTCACCAGGAATGGTTCCAAGCAAGGATAATTCCTCTGATGATCCAACCTGTAGACTCGCAATACGCTTGTTGACATCTCTAGATATGCCGATCTTTACAGTGCCTCGCCCTATCGCCTCGATAAAGTACACAACGGACCCTGTCGGCCTGTCGTCATCACCTGACTTGATGATGCGCCTTACAGCCTTGATATCTTTCTTAGTGACTTGCATTTGGCGCTGAAGGGCATTCTCAAGCATCTCAAGCCTGACTTGAGCCGTCTCAATGTCGTGATACGTTTGATCATACAAAGCCAGAAGGTTCATATCTGGGCGCTTGCCTATCTTTTCATAGACGGCGGATGCTGCTTTCAATATGTGGCTTATATCCATCATTCACCCTGCCTCCGAAAAAAGTGGGGGAGTGGCGAGGTTGTTGAACCACTCCCCCGAGTTTCCTCAGGGAGGCGAGGAGAAAGGGTTGGGGAGGGGCAACCAAGGGGATGGGAATCCCCTCCCCCGCCGTGCTGGGCGCTCGGCGTTGTCTCGTCTGTCCATGTTTCGATCTGGCGAACGTCGGTAATGACGACTTCGCGGGTTCCGTCTGCGCTCCAGCCGATCATCAGTTCGCCCCCGTCAGGAATTGGTGGAATTGCCAATTTTTCTCAGCACGCTCTAACGCAATCGGTGCGAGGTAGGCTTTTTCTTGATGGTCAAGAACGCGGTCTGCGAGAGCCACCGCCTGATCCGCAGCCCATCGCGAGGATTCAGCATGAAATCCAAACGGACAGATGATTGTACGAGTTGTACGTCTGGCGTGGCCCATGCCAATCAAGGCCAACACGTCATTCACGAACTCAGGCCCGAGATATTCGGCATACGCCAGAAAGTGCGCGACGTTCGGGCAGTTCGTTTGTGTGTTGTCAAAGTGACCGCGTGCAGTCGTTGCACTGACACCCGCTTTCTCTGCGAAGCCCTTAACCGTCTCATTCTGAGCGGACTTATACTTCTGCATGATGTCAGCAACGGCTTGTCGCCTGTTCGCTACTTGTTCAGTTTGCCTTTTCATTTTAGTTCCCCTTGGTTTGTCTAAAGTTGTCGTATGAACAACTGGCAGCACATTTCAGAACCGTTAAGCCGCGTTCTCCTGCGACATGGCATCCATCCTGTTGAACAGTTTTTCAGCGGTCGCCTCTCGGACGGTCGCCTGACCTTTCCGCCAGCGCATAAGAGTTGTGTCGGCCACATTCTCGGCACGACAAACAGTGAGAAGGTCGATGCCAAGTGACGCCGCTTTTTCGTCAAGTTGCTGCAAATATGTTTTCATGCAAACAATATCCTGCAAATATGCATGTTTTGTCAAATGCTTTTTTGCAGGATGCAAGAAAAAATATCATGCCGCATAATATAGGCATGTCGTCAAAACGTTCAGAGCTACGAGATTGGCTACGCCATTTAATCGAGATTTATGGATCAGCGGAGGCAATAGCGCGGCGGGCTGGCGTGGCGTCCACGACAATCACTCGTTTCTTAAAGAGGCCGGATAGCGCGCCATTTCCTGGATCCGCGACTATTGAAAAAATCGAAACGGGAACCGGAGAGAGCTTTAGCGCTTTTTGCCTGGGCGAGGACCGCCCTCGCAACGATTTTGAGCGGGAAGCGTTGAATGCCCTCGCAAACGTTCCTGCGGACGATAGAGAGGCCGTGCTAAGGACAATTCGCGCATTTTCGCGTAAATAGCATCTAAGCATGCCTTCTGCTTTGCCGGGTTTTCTATGAACCGCAGCTCTCGAAGCGCGGCAACCAAGAAACAAGACTTATCCATACGCCCCTCCCTTAAACGATAAACTCACCCAGAAGTGGTAACGCTAATATATGACACTATTGGTCATGATTGAATAATGTCTACAAAAACCTGCATGTTTGCATTTATTTGTTGACTACCTGCATATTTGCATTTATTATCTCCTCACAACCAAGGGAGATAGCAAATGCAATTTCAGATCAAAAACCCGTTTGAGGCCATGCACGTTGACGAAGTGCGATGCTCAAAAGACGCGCTCGAAGAAATCAAGCAGGAGCTTTTGGACTACGTCAAAACCATAGCAGATCGGAATATCGAGGGCTTCGACGTTGGCGAGTTTGGCCAGTACATCGACGCAGCTATTCACGACAGCGTAGACGACCACATTAGCCTTGCTGACGACGCCATTTCAGACGCCACGCCGTATCGTGACGAAAACGCGGAGCATCGTCTGACGCACGCAGGAATGGGGCTGGCGCGATGATCAAACATGACATTTTAAACCGCTTCACTGGTGACGTTCAATTTACCGCAGAGATCGATTGCGCGGAGGATGCGCCGATACCCCTTAAAATTGGGCTGTCCGTTAAGTGGGCTATTCAGAACGATGCCAATCTCGCGGATGCCAATCTCGCGGATGCCTATCTCGCGGATGCCAATCTCGCGGATGCCAATCTCGCGGGTGCCAATCTCGCGGATGCCTATCTCGCGGGTGCCAATCTCGCGTATGCCAATCTCGCGGGTGCCTATCTCGCGGGTGCCAATCTCGCGGATGCCAATCTCGCGGGTGCCAATCTCGCGGATGCCTATCTCGCGGGTGCCAATCTCGCGTATGCCAATCTCGCGGGTGCCAATCTCGCGGGTGCCAATCTCGTAGACGGCGGGCAGCGTTCAGACGGATATCGTTTTGTCGGCTGGATCAAAGGCGATGTTCTTCAAATCCGAGCGGGTTGCCGCAATTTCACAATCACAGAGGCCCGCGAACACTGGTTCGATGAAGATTACCGCGACCGTCATCTAGGCGACGAAACCCTCTGCATTCTGGATCATATTGAGCGCGTTGCGGTCATTCGCGGATTGATTGAGGAGCAGAAGTCATGAGCACCATCAAACGCATTCTTCGCCTTTTGGGCTACCGCCGCGCATTTGGCGGGCAGATCGTCAACGTCCGTTATTGGGGCATCGACAGCGCACCCATGACGGATGACGAGGCACGCGACGAACAGCACGCATTAGCATTCCGAGGAGTAAAAACATGGTAGAGCCAAACCCACAAGCCGCGCTTTTTCAAGCATTGGCGAAGGCGCAATCTGAAATGAAGAACGCGCCACTAAATAAAATCAACCCGCACTTTAAATCAAAATATGCTGACCTGGCATCAATTCGTGACGCTGTTATTCCTGCGCTCACGAAGCACGGTATTTCTGTTTTTCAATCTCCGATGATTGACGAAAGCGGGCGCAACGTGCTGGTCACGACGCTGGCGCACTCTCTTGGCGGGATGGTTCAGTCTCACACGCCAATCTGCTCTGACAGCAGTAAGCCGCAACCATACGGCTCCGCGCTGACGTATGCGCGTCGGTACGGACTGGCTGCAATCTGCGGCATTGCATCGGACGAAGATGATGATGGAAACGTCGCACAAGGCGCACCGCAAACGAAAATTTCAGAGGAGCAGGAGGCCGAACTTTCAGGGCTTATTGCACAATCAGGCGCAGATAAATCCGCATACTTAAAATATCTCGGCATCACCAGCCTGTCGGATCTGCCAGCGGCAAACTATCCAAACGCCAAAAAAGCACTACAGGCCAAGATCGAAAAGGTAGCGGCATGACCGAGGAAATTATACAGGGCAGCGATGAGTGGTTTAAAGCCAGGGTAGGCAAGGTCACGGCATCCCGCATTTCTGACGTAATCGCCAAAACCAAAAGTGGATGGGGCGCGTCTCGCGGAAACTACATGAGCCAGCTTATTTGTGAGCGGCTCACCGGAACGGTTGCCGACAGCTTTACAAATGCGGCGATGCAGTGGGGCACGGAAACCGAACCAGAGGCTCGCAAGGCTTATGCGTTCTTCATGGATCACCCTGTTGAGCAAGTCGGGTTTGTGGACCACCCCAGGATTGAAATGACGGGCGCATCCCCGGATGGCCTTGTTGTGGATTCAGGGCTTGTTGAGATTAAGTGTCCGAACACGGCAACACACATCGACACGCTTCTGAACGGCAAAATCCCCACCAAGTACATCACCCAAATGATGTGGCAAATGGCCTGCACGGGCCGTGAGTGGTGCGACTTCGTTTCGTTCGACCCGAGGCTCCCAGAGGACCACAAGTTTTTCTGTGAGCGCGTAGAGCGCGACGACAAGCGCGTGAGCGAACTTGAAGAAATGGTATCCGAGTTTCTGTCGGAACTGGACGCCAAGATTCAGCAACTGAATGAGAGAATTGCAGCATGAGCGGATCGGTAAACAAAGTCATTCTCGTGGATGATTATGTTGCCGGAATGAGCTTGCCCGAAATATCGGCAAAGCATGGCGTCGCTTATTCAACGGTGCGTTACCACGTCAAGAAAGCTGGAAAACTTAGAACTCGCGCAGATGGAGTCAGGGTTGCTGCAAAGGCTGGAAAATTAGGTTCTGGGATGCGCGGAAAGTGCCGCACATTTACCCCGCGTCATTGTGCGCGCATATCTCATGCTATGAGGCAGCGCGGCGAACAGTTTGCCAAAGGAATAAGCGTCAAGCCTAGTGGATATGTTGAATACACGCGCGGCCCTCATAAAGGGCGCTCAGTGCATGTTGTGGCAATGGAACAACGTATCGGACGGCGTCTTCGTGAAGATGAGTGTGTTCATCATATAGACGGAGACCGCTCTAATAATTCTGAAAATAACCTCGCGCTCGTTACGCGATCAGGCCACACGCGCCTGCATCGCCGCGAACGCAAAATAGCAAAGGGCTAAACATGTCAGGAACAGTTAACCGCGTAATCCTTATAGGCAATCTTGGCCGCGACCCTGAAATACGTTTCACACAGTCGGGGCAGAAAATCGCCAATCTATCCGTCGCGACTTCGGAGACGTGGAAAGACAAACAATCGGGTGAACGCAAGGAAAAGACGGAATGGAATCGCGTAGTCGTGTTCGATGAACGCCTCGCGGACGTGTGCGAGAAGTACCTGAAAAAGGGCAGCAAGATTTATCTCGAAGGTGCTTTGCAGACCCGGAAATGGACAGGCAATGACGGTGTTGAGAAATACACGACCGAGGTTGTGCTGCAACGGTTCTCAGGCGTTTTGACGATGCTGGATAGCGCGAAATCGGATGGCGGCATGTACGACGACAAGCCGAGCGGCGGTGGGGAAAGCGACCCCGGACCGCAAGGCGGCGACTTGGACGACGAGATTCCGTTCTGATGGCCTCCGTATGTAAAAAATGCGGTGGCACATTAAGCAACCCGCGTTATTGCGAACGATGCGGGCCTCAATACGGACCGAGAATTGTGTCAGTCGGAGGTGAGGGTCTTTTGGGCAGGGTTTTCTCCTATCCCCTGCGGGACGTGACGCCCAATCCTTTGTCTGCCAACCCGACGCCGGGGCGGGTGACACGAACCCCGGCAGAAATTACGGAGGGGCCACAATGAACATCTGTCACCCCACAGGACCGCAGCCCAAGGGCGAACGAGTCGAGGACCGCACCTACCTTGATTATTTAAGAGGGGAGCGGTGCATCCTCACGGGTCAGTATGGCAATGAGTTTGAAACCGTTGACCCTGCCCATATCGGCACCTATGCGCGTGGCATGAAAACCGACGACGAAGCATTACCGATTTTGCACAGATACCACGCAGAAGGGCATCAGCACGGCGAGGTTTCAATGCTACGAAAACACGCGCCAGACAGCCTGATCAGGGACGCATTCAGGGCATTTGCGCGAGAGCGATACAGGGACTGGAAGGCAAACCAATGAGCAAGAGCACTTGGCAAAAAGAGATTATCGCTGGTCGCCAGTGCCTTGTTCCGGCGTGCCGGGATGCCGAGGAGTGGCTTGGCAAAACCAAGCTGCATCAGGGCGTGCTGATCGATCCACGCCGCCCTCGGAACATCCAGCATCACCGGAAGCTGTTCGCCCTGTTGAACTTGGCCGTTGATAACTGGCCAGAGGATCAGCCCACGACAGTCGAGGCATTGCTTGGGGCCATCAAACTATCAACAGGCCACTACGAAACGATAACAACCGCCAAGGGAACGTATCGGATTCCGAAGTCCATCAACTTCGAAAGTTTAGATCAATCGGCATTCGAGCCATTCTACGAGAAAGCCGTGACAATCATATCAACGGTTCTTGGCGTAGACGTTGAAACGCTAGAGCAGGAGGCGGCGTGATGGTTGAAGATGCTGCAATCGGGCTGCTGATTGGTATGGGCTTTATCGCGATTGCGTTGGTGGGCGCTTCATTCCTTTGCGCCCTCTTTTATGTCTGCCACCTGTTGTTTGGATGGCCAAAAGAATGAATGTGAGACTAACACAGATAGACGGAAAGCTCCCCAACCTTGCGCTAATGAAGCTGGCGCATTGGCACCGGGCGCGTGGCGATTATGTCCACTTTACCCGTCGCGTCTATCCAGAGTTATTTGAGCCTCAATATGACCGCGTATATGCAAGCGCCATATTCTCTTACAGCCTTGATAAGCTGCAACGGTTTAGGGAGCAGTGGCCGGGGGCTATTGTAGGCGGCACAGGCACATCGGAGTTGCACACAGTCGAGAGCATAACTGGACCCTATGAGAAATACGATTATGCAGATTATCCAGAATATCCTTATTCCTTGGGCTTTTTGCAGCGCGGCTGCCGCCTCAAGTGCAGGTTCTGTGTGGTCCCGACCAAAGAGGGCAAGCCGTCGCAAAACATGACCGTATCTGAGTTGTGGCGAGGCGGTGAATATCCGAAAAAATTGCACATTTTGGACAATGACTTCTTTGGCGTTCCCGGCTGGCAGCAGCACGTCAAAGATATCAACGATGGGGGTTTTAAGGTCTGCTTAAATCAAGGCATTAACGTCAGGCTGATACACGACGAAGGCGCGGAGGCTTTGGCATCTATGGAATATCGCGACGATCAATTTCAACAACGTCGAATTTATACTGCATGGGACAATATAGGCGACGAAAAGATATTTATGAAGGGCATCGACACGCTGGAGCGTGCGGGAATACCAGCAAAACACGTCATGGCCTATATGCTGATTGGATACGACCCAAAGGAAAATTGGCCAAGATTATTGCACAGATACAACCGCATGAGAGAGCGCGGCGTATCGCCTTACCCAATGGTTTTCGAGAATAAAACCTATCCTGGAGACAACAGGACGTTAAAGCAATTCCAGCGGTGGGCGATACGCCTAGCACAATCTGGGAAAATCACATGGGATAGCTACGACCCAAAAGCGAGGGCGGCATGACCGAACCACTTTATTGCAGCACAGACGACGCCGCCAAGATTCTCAGATGCTCACGGGCGCATGTTGTGAACATGGTCAACAAAGGTGATTTGCCTGCAAAGCGGTTAGGTCGTTTAATCCGCGTCTACCGACCAGCGATAGAGGAACCGGACTCATGGAATGGCGACTTGTCAAACACCGAGGAAAATGGGCCGCACGGGTCGCAGGAAAGCGACTCTCAACAGGATACGACGCAAGGCCAGAACATCGTGCAATTGCCGAACGGCAGGCGCGTGAAATTGTAGCGCGGATCTCAGCCCCTCAATCAAACAAGGTCAAGGATATCATGCAGGCGTATTTGAGCGACAAGAAAGAGAGAGCGGTGGATTATGAAAGGCTGCAATATGCCTGGAATCGCCTTGCGCCTTTCTTTGGCGACATGACGCCGGAGCAGATCACGCGGACGGCATGCCGTGAGTACATCAAGACCCGCAACGTATCGCCCGGAACGATCAACAAAGAGCTACGGACGCTCAGAGCAGGATTGCGGCATAACGACAAGCTGACGCCAGCCATCGTCGAACTGTTGCCCGAACCGCCGCCAAGGGAACGCGCATTGACCCGCGAGGAGTTTTCCAAGCTGTTGCACGCGGCACAAGGCACGCACCACCTGACGGTTTTCCTGCACCTCGCGATTGCCACGGCAGGCCGCAAGGAAGCGTTACTGGATCTGCGCTGGTCGAAAGATTCAGTCGGTCCCGGATATGTCGATTTCGATGCGGGCCAGATTTACCTCGGGGTTAAGCACAACGGCAAGAACCGCGCCCGCGTGCCGATGACAAACACCCTGCGGGAAGTGCTCAAAGAAGCCCATGAAGTCCGTACAAGTGACTACGTGATCGGGTGGGCTGGCGAGCCTATCAAAGACATCAAGAACGCCTTCAATAAGGCCGTGAAGCGTGCAGGAATTGAACACGCGACCATTCACGACATACGCCACACGTCAGCGGTTTGGATGGCGGGCGCTGGCGTGTCTCTTGAGAAGATCAGCGAATACCTGGGGCATACGGATATCAACGTCACGAAGCGCGTATATGCGCGGTATAGACCAGACCATTTGAAAGACGCAGCCGATGCGTTGGAACTGTAGAGCGAAAGAGCAGAAGTCATGTGGATTTTAGTAAATATCGGCTGCATTGAATGTGGCGTAAGCAGCAACATAGTTGGCGTTTTTGACAACCAGGAATATGCCAACGAGTTAGCAAATCAGTTTGATGATAAATTTGGCTGGCGAGAAGGTGGACAAAATTCATTCGTGGTTTTCCCGATGCCAGAAATCAACGCTATTCATTCAGAATACGCCGACTAATGATAGACCAGACCATTTGAAGGACGCAGCGAATGCGTTGGAGCTTTAGAGCGAGGGGTTGAGAAATGAAGGTACACAAAGGGCAAAAGCGCGTTGAAGTCCCGCCTTATGGGATGATTGAAACCGTGATTTTAGTAAGAAAAGATGGGTGTCAATATGCCATGATGCAGGTGCACTGCCAAAATGCAGTGTCAGATGATGAGGAGGTGGGGGAGCCTCGCACATGGTCAATAGGGATAGGGGAAGACAACCAACATATTATTTTATATCCGACACCGGATGCAGATATTGAATTAAAGGTGTGGTTCTACGGGCCGCTTCAAGTAGCATGAACCAGATGACATCCTCTAGGACAGTGACTCCCGGTTCAATTGAACCGTTCACCGTGAACGGAACGGGAATACGTTTACAGGATAGCGCAAGATTTAGCGCATATGTGCCGGGGTTGGCACCAGTGGTCGCGGGTGCGGTGTCTTCGGGAGGCAGGGGCCGGAGGTTCGAATCCTCTCACTCCGACCAACAAAATCAATCACTTAGCATATTTGCAGACAGCGACCGCTTGTTCAATGGAACCGGGGCGCGTCTTTTTGCGTCCGACAACTCAGAAGGAGAAGCGTGATGGATAAGGTCGAAGCAATGGCAATCGCACAGTTTGGCAAGTCTTCTTACGAAGACACGGACGATGATGGCAGGGCCGCTATGAAGTATGACGCTCGGCACTACATAAGCAGCCTCAATGAACTTGGTTTTGATGTTGTGCCCACGTCCGACAACCCAGACGGAGAAGCGTGATGAGTGGCAAAATCTGCCTGCACGGATATGGCGCATCTGGCGATACGTGCATGATGATTATCGAGGACAAAGAGTGCCTATGTGCCGTCATCGAGGAACGCGATCGGCTGCGCAAAGAACATGCCGCCGCTGTTCAGGAATGGGATTGGAGCAATGATGAAATCGAACGGCTGCGGGCCGGTATTTCGGAAGCTATCTGCTACTTATCCCCATCTGGCTGCAAGGCGATGAACGAGGCCATGCGTCAGGTGTCCGACAACCCAGACGGAGAAGCGTGATGGATTTTATGTGGAAGCGTGCGGCAGAAATAACGCCAAGTGAGGACACAGAGTATTGGCTAGACCATGACGGGCATGTCGAATGGGTGATCTTTGTTGGTGCGGATGACTTCAATCCTAGCCCGCGTTTTTACAACGAAGACATTGAGGTCACGCTCGACGAAAACCCCTTGGTTTTCCCGTTCGTTCAGCCAAATCCCGTGATTGGTGGCACGCTAGAAGAACGTGAGGGCCTAGCCTATGAGTTAGCGCTTTGGGCGTTGTCTGAGTTGAATATTGATACACCCGAAGGGTCCACGGCCCGGATTTTAGCGCAGGCTTTAATTGACGCGCTCGGCCCCTACGAGGAGGCCAAGTACCCGCTTTTTCAGCCGTCCGACAACTCAGAAGGAGAAGCGTGATGATTAAAGCGCATAGAGTCATTACAGTTGTATGTGCTGTTATTGCAGTGTCGCTAGTGCTTGGCCTTGTTTATATGGCAATTACCACAGTGCCCGTATACGGAGCGCGAGCAACGCCCGAGTTTCATAATGGGGAAATGGTGCGGATGAGAGCCTTTGGCCATATTGGGATGGTCATAGGCAATCGTTGCTACAGAGAACATGAAGGTAAACCTGGATATTGCACTTACACCGTCCGATTTTCAGCCATACAAAGCAACACCAACACCCGCGTCTTCGGCGCGGACGGTCCTATCGACGTTGCGCCTGTAGCGTCTGTGCGGGGTGTTAGGGAGTATGAATTGGAGCGTGTGCAATGAGTTCCGATAGCTCGCAAGGCGGTGACGCATGAGTCGGTTAATCACCGGGAGGGTTTCTCTCACAGTTGCCATTGTCCAGGCGTTGCCTGCCAAGACGCGCCCGGTTCCGGCGTCGAGTAAGGCCGGTCAGAAACGTATGGGTTTTTATACAGGAGGGCAAAAAAGCCGATGGTCGAGCAACGAGAAGATGGTTGGTACGCGGGCTCGTCGGGGCCTTGGAAAACCGAACGGGCTGCGAAGATGGCAGCAAAGGGCTTTTGGTCACTTGCGCATAAGGCGGATGGTCAACGGATGCCCTATGCCGAGGAGATGCCGGATTGAGGAGCGGGGTTTGAGGCAATGAACAACGATCCAGATAGAGCAATGATCCTTCGATCTTCGATGATGGCAATGGCGCTTTCCGCGCCGATGATCGGGGTTAGCCGGTCGCCGCGCATTGCGCCTGAAAATCCGTCACGTCCGAAAGTCGAGAAGCGCGCCAAGGCGAAGGCCGGGCGAAAGGCAAACCAGCGCCGCAAGCGCGCACGATAGGGAGGGTACAGACGACATGAAAATCTACACGATCCGACCGTTGCCGTGGGTTGAAACCGCAGACCGCTTTTTTGAATGCGAAATTGGCGACCTTCGCTACTCGGTTCGCGACAAAGAGAAATATCCACCGCGGGGGCGCAACGGTGAGCGCTACTTGGTGAAGCCGTCAAAAGGTTGGGTCGCGGATGGTGACTGGAAGGAAGAATGCACTACGCACGAAACACAGGAAGAGGCCAAGGCCGCATGCGAAGCCGCGTTTCATGAACGCATTTTGCCATTTCTCGAACCGGCAACGCAATAACGAGCAAGGACTGAAACATGGCAATAGAAGAAAACGATCCAAAGTTGGTGTTCGTTCCGCTTGAGGAAGCGACAACGCCACCTGCCGGACTGATTGAACACCTTAAAGACAGATGGTGGGCCATTCATCCAGAAAAGGGACTGATTTTTTATAAGGCGTACAACGGAAACCCGTCAGCGCAGTGCAACCCAAGTGAAACAACTTCTCGGGCATTGAACGAGAAACTGTATCCGTGGGCTGAGATTAAATTTGTGCCGTCCGTCTTTCGGCGCGTCAACCCCCACGATTATGTTTAGAAACGAGCGAGTTTTGCGTGAGAGAGAAAGCGGCCTAACCAGCCACCCGACCGCACACGGGATAACACCACCCTTGGATTGCCGCCGTGGTAGCGGAAGGTCAATAAAGACCGCAGCCCAAGGGGTCGGCATTAAGGCCGGCTTAAACTTGAGTGCGGACGCAATTTCATAAAGGAGGGTTATTCGCCCGACACCGTTTTCTGCGTCTTGCGCTTCTCGTAGGTCCGCATCCCGCCAATGCCGAGCATACCCAAAAGAATGACGGATAGTTCTGACCAATCGATGACTGGAAGATTTTCAAGCGGGAATAATTCAGACCCCGTAAAGTGCGCGGCAATCTGGACGATCGACACAATAAACGGCATCAGGATAAATTTATATGCCAACGCAAACGCGCATATCCAACCGACCGCAGGACGCCAGCCACCCTTGAACAAGCCGCCGTGCTGCGCTTCCATCTTGTTTATTTCAAGCTGTCCGGTCAGCAGTTTCACTTCCGCATCAAGGAAAGCCAGGTCGCCATTTTGTTTTAATTCAGCCATCGCCTGAGTTGCCTTGGCGCGTTCTGTCGGGTCAGGCCAGACTCTTGCGATGACCTTTTCTGCTACGCCGAATATGGCCGATAACGGATCAAAGCTCATATCAATAACTCCAAACGTTTGGTCGAGGGTGTGCCGGGAATTCCAGGTCATCGAAGTGCAGGAAGCGCCCAGCGCCTTTCTGGTTTACCCCGATGCCTGAGAAGTGGATTGTACCGAGTGCCAACAGGCGTTTTGCGTCTGCATGGCTCACCGCTATGTCAGCAGCGCGGCCTGTTGTGTGCGGGCCGTCGCGCCCCGTGGATGACACGCGAGCGTTATGTTCGGGGCATCTGTAGCCGCTTGTGACGGTCATTGGCCTGCCGTATGCCGTTCGGACCTGTTGCAGTTTGCCCATAAACGTTGGCGACATGTCAGCTTTGCCGCACCCGCATTGGCACTCAAATTCTTCGCGGGTGAAATTTGGATAGTGGCCCCAGTTAATCATCACTCACCTCAAACCCGCGCTCTATGTTGTCCACATATAAATCGTGGAACATGCGCCCCATTGTCAGAATGTTGCGAAGCTGTTTAGGCGTTAGGTCCATTCCTGTCTCTTGGCCATTGACGACCATTCTAAGGGCGCATACGCCATCGTCATCGGCGGGGCGAACATATGCGATATTGTTATTCATGCTGCTTTATTCCGGTATCTGCCGTTAATGATGTTGATCAGTGCTGGCTTGTCGTTGGCGTAAACAACCCCGTGAGTGTGAAGCCAGCTTGACAGGCCCGTGTTGTATTCAAGGCGCAAGCGGCTGGACGTGCCGACCTGTTTGCACCCCTCGAACCATCCGGGTGAGTGGGAGTGTCCAATAAATGTTTTGGGGCCGATGCGGGCAAAGGCCCTGATATGACCTCGCGCACCGTTTGCCCCTTTATCGCCGTGATTGCTTAATTCATGACCGCCAACAAAGAAGCTCTCGTCTCTATCCAGAATAACAACGTCATCACCGAGAATGGATCCGGCCCAATACGAAAACGGGTCAACGGCACTCGCACCGCTGTCTGTCATCTTCGCTGACCGCACGACTGCCAGGGCTGTTTCTAAATAGAACTCAGCGTTTTGCGGGTCGCTTCGCCAATCAGTGTCTTTGATCCATCTGGCGAACGCCTCTGGATGATTAGACGGAACAATGACGCTCACACATCCCTTGGGCGTGTGTTTCTTTATGAAATCACAGGCCCGCTTGACCTCTGCCTCAACATCACCCATGCCGGAATGGTGTTTAACCAGATTAACGATTGGATCATTTCTGGAATGGTGATTCCGTGAATAAAAATCTAATACATCATGCCATATCAAATGGGCGGGCTTAAGCGTTTTGACTAATGAGTCTTTATCCGTGAACGTGGCCTTAACAACGTCTGGGTCTACAAAGTCAACGTGGGTGTCGCCTTGAATTAACGCCTTTGCGGGGCGGGCTTTCTTGATACATTTCGCAGTGACCTCCTTATCAAGGTCAATAAACGATCCATCCTCACACGCCAGCACATGCCGCATGTGGAACCTTTCGCGCTCAACCTCGACAACGATAGCGCCCAACGTGTGATGAAATTCGCCTTTCTTCCCCGCCTTGGTGTCTGAGTAATTTTCGACAGTCACCGCGCCCGTGGATGCCAGCAATTTAGGCAGCATATGGCCGAGGGTGGGGATTGATTTAAGCGACACCTTGGGATGCCCCAGGATGGACGAGCGGACGCCTGTGACGCTCTCCAGGCCCGTCAGTGGACTCTCTGCGGTGGGCTGCACTTTAATGTCAGCCAGAACCGTTAGCGACTTGTTGAGATTAAACCGCCCGTTATACAAATGTGGCACGACCTCTTTAGCCCACCACTCATGACTCTCGTTGCTGCTGCTCCACTGCGATGTTGGGTTGCGATAACGGAACGGTATAACAACCAGAGCGCCGTTTTTATGCTTGGCGTATCGCTCAAGGTTTTTCAGGAATTGCTTGTGAACTGGCGTGGCGTTCTGCGCTGACGTGAATATGTAAAAATCAGAACGGGGGATTTGCGAGGGGAATGTGAGGGCTTCGGTCGTGTCTTGGAAGGGGTTGGTCGTTCTGTGACCACACGCCCTGCATTTATAGCGGCGACGGCCACTTTCGGCACGTCCGTTTTTATAAATGCTTCCACCGCACTTCGGGCATTTAGCTTCGGGCATCCCAGAATGCTCCGCTGTTAATACGACTCTCGACTTGCCTTGCTGTTGAACGGAACGCCGCTCAATAGTTTATCCATAACAATGAGCGGGATGACCTCGGTATTATCGATGCACCCGCCTTCGCCAATCCACACAACCAGCGCGGTCGGGGCTTGCCCTCTGAATAACTGCCGGGAAAGGTGCGCGGCCAACATGCCTTGGTGAATCCACACGGCAACGCTGTCGGCTTTCCTGTCTGACTTGGGCGGGCTTTCATTGTACGCGGAAACAAACTCCATGAGTTTATCCCCGGTCATTACGCTCTCAATAAGCGGCACGCCGACGTTTCGTTTTTCTACGTCAGCACGCCAATCTGAATATTGCGCGGTCTGGCACGCCTGCACCGCAAAGCACAGAAACAGCGCAAAGATGAAAGCCATGAACGCGATTAGAACTGTCTGGAAAGAACGGGTCATGATGACCTCCGTTGGTTACGCGCCGTTAGTCCGCGCCGGGATGCAGAAGCCCTCCGCTCTCACGTTTTCGTGAATTGAGAGATACCAAGAGACCTCCTCGTCTCTGGCGACTTCGCAGATTTGCCTATCAGGGAATACTTCGGTGATGACGGATGTTTTGTCGGTCGGTGCTGCCGGGTTTGGAATCAGCCAAGTGACAATTAGTATCAATTTGAACGGGGTCATTGACTAGCTTTCCTGTCCAAAATGCGCTCTATCCGCTCAAGTGCTTTTAACTGCTGGCGTGCCGTGGTCTCGAGCGACGACAAGCGCCCCTCGATAATCCGCAT